ATTATGTATCTATCCCTGACGACAAATATGATGTGCTAGAAAGCATGGTAGAAAAATTAGATGATATGGAAACCAAGCTCAATGAGCAAATAGAAAAGAATATCGGTTTAAACAAGAGACTCTCTGAGTCTGTTGCTGATGGTATCTTTGAATCTGTTTCTGAGGGATTAGCATCCACCCAGAAGGAGAAGCTCGCTTCACTTGCTGAAAGTGTAGAGTTTGAAGGTGAGACAGAATATCGTGAAAAGTTGGAAACACTTAAGGAATCTTATTTCCGTAAGAATTCAACTGCTAAAACTGAAACGTTGACAGAAGGAGAAGAGGTTGCACCTGCACTTGCTACAGGTTCAATGGCATCTTACCTTAAGACACTTTCAGCATTTAAGCAAAACTGATTTAAATATTAAACAAACTTTAACTTTATAGGTAAAAAGCAAATGTTCCAATCAGAACAGTTGCAGGAAAAGTGGAAGCCCCTTCTAGAAGCAGAAGGCGTTGAGACCATCACGGATCCTCATCGTAAGGCTGTAACTGCTGTCCTGCTCGAAAACCAAGAAAAATTTTTAAGAGAGTCTACTGCCTTCGGTGAAAGCGGTATGCTCAACGAAGCAGTCCCTACTAACAGTACTGGTTCTAACACAGCAGGTCTTGCTGGTGCTGGAAACGCTGGTTTTAGTGCTTCTGCTAATGCACAAGGTCCAGTTGCTGGTTTCGACCCCGTTCTAATCAGCCTCATTCGTCGTTCAATGCCAAACTTGGTCGCATATGACCTTGCTGGTGTTCAACCAATGAGTGGCCCTACAGGTCTTATCTTCGCTATGCGTTCTAAGTATAACGCAATGGCTGGTGGATCTGGTGGTCAGGAAAGTACAGAAGCATTCTACAACGAACCAGATTCTGCATTCTCCTCACAGAACTCAGACTTCGGCTTAGGATTAAGTCCTGATGCTGCTGTTGGTTTGGGTACAACTAACCAATCAGGTAACAACCCTGCTGCACTCAACCCAGTTGGTACTGCTACATCCACAGGATCAGGCGGTTACTCAGTTGGTACTGGTATGCAGACCCAGATGGCTGAAGGTTTAGGAGATTCAGATTCCTTCAACCAGATGGCATTCTCAATCGAGAAGGTCACTGTTACTGCTAAGTCCAGAGCCCTCAAGGCAGAGTACAGTCTAGAACTTGCTCAAGACTTGAAAGCAATTCACGGTCTTAACGCAGAAGCAGAACTTGCTAACATCCTTAGTACTGAGATACTTGCTGAGATTAACAGAGAAGTTATCAGAACTATCTACAAGGTTGCAGAGCAAGGTGCTGTACAAAACGTTGCAACTCCAGGTATCTTTGACCTAGACGTTGACTCAAATGGTAGATGGTCTGTTGAGAAGTTCAAAGGACTTCTATTCCAGATCGAGAGAGATGCAAACGCAATCGCTCAAAGAACTCGTCGTGGAAAGGGTAACATC